TCCATGCCCGCCTACGAGCATCTGGTAGATAGACCACAATACCTTCGGGTAGTGGTTCTACCAGGCTTAAAGGTTTCTTGGTTACAGGGCCTCGCTGCTTTGCAGCTCCCTTTCAATTAAGAAACCTGTAGGCAAAATAGGTTTTCCTCACTGAGGTCCCACTGGGAGCCTATTTACCTTATTCATTGAAGGTACTCAGTATCTATCAATGAACATGGACCACTCGATTCTGAGATTCGGTGATCCAAAGAACGCTTCATCCAGGGGTCCTGTGAAGGAGTGTTCTCTATCTGACAAGAATGATTCTTCATATCTTGTCAGATAAAACGGAGCATTAGGTTTCAAACTTAATGCTGCCGTTATGTCGTCGAGGGTAATAGAGTTACCCTCGCCACAATAGACGCGATCCCAAAGTTTGGCAAATCGCTTCTTAAGTGGTTCAGTATTATACTGACACACTTTTTCCTTTCCTTGGAGTATCTCCGTGAAAAGGAATGGTCTAAGGACTTGGTCTAGTAGATCAAGTTCTTGGACATATCCTCGCTCAAAGGCTCTTTGAGCGATGATTCGAGCAGAAAGTTTACCCTGAGGGTCAATTTCCTGCTTCAATTCCCACCATTCCTTTCTAAGGAGTGTGGGAATAAGTGAGGTCTTTAGAAAATCCCTCACTTTTCCGATTGTATCCCCTTCAAGGAGATATCCTCGGTAGGACTTATTCGAGAGCAGAGCTCTAAATTCGTCCAGAATTTCCCAGGGGGTCTCCCCCCGGGAAATTTTAATTATCAGCGTTTTTGTAATCGCTGGTAATTTTAATCTTAGGTTGGGGAGATCCTCCTCAAACCAAAGATTTAATCCTCCCAGATATTCTGGTAGGATTAATTGCCAATAGACACCTGAGGTTCTATCTGGCAAGAGAGATCCCATTCTTTGAAAGAATCGGTCTCTAACCATTCGTATCCATTTTGGAGAAAAATGGTCAGGGTTCATCCATTTTAGGGTTCTACCCAAGGATTTGCCCTTACCGATCGCAGTGTTGCGATCGTTTATCACGTCAGTAGCTTTGCTAACTGGTGATAAAAGTCTTATTTTGATGGAGTCCACAAAACAAGACTTAACATACTCCTCAGTTGATTTATTAATCATTGAGGGATGTTGAAGATTCCCGAACCTTGAAGGTATCAGGATCTTTTCACAATATTTCACAACTCTGTTGGAAATAATGTGTTTTGAGCCCGAGATCAGAGATCCCGCTCTCAAATGCGTTTCCGTAATCTTTTTAAGATACGGAACCGGACCTGTCGCAATGTGATCATCACCTCCGACAGCATAACTCCTCCAGGGGACCTGGACTGGAGTTTTAAAATCGCATTTAAGGAATTTCCTTATTGCGATTTCCTCAACTGCAAGGTTGAGTAATGTGAGAATCACCTTTGAAAGGGGCTCTCCCATCATCACTCCACGGGAACTTACAAAGCTCCCATGGAATGATTCAATTTGCCTGGGCATCCTTAGGAGCTCAGTGCAAATATCGACTAACG